TATCTACTATTGTTGATTCCTTATTTTTATAATTTTGATTATAATTAAAACCAGAACCTATTTTAAAATACTTCTCTTCTTCAACTACTTCATCTTCTTCCTCTGATTCATCATCTGTATCATCTCCTTTTTCTTCTTTTTCTTCTTTTTCTTTTATTTGCATTGCTTTATTAGCATTTTCAAATAAAGCCTCTATTAAATGTTCTTCGTTTTTATCATCTTTTCTCTCTCGCACTTTTGTCTTTAACCAGTTCTCTGTTCGTCTTTGTAAATCTTCTTCGCTGTTTAGTTGCTCTTTCGGATAAACAATATCTATATTATCCATTTGGTCTTTACCAAAAGCTGCTCTAAGTATCTTTCTTAAAATTACCTTACATTCTTCCACAGTTACGTCTCCTAGTTTTGCAAAATGATCTACAATATTTGTTGCTAATTTTTTATATGATTTTATCGGTACTGGGAAATCACCGTGACTACTTGACGCTTCAATATCAAAACTCATTATCTTGTAAGGAACACGATCTTCCTTATGATTTAACGGTATTATATTCTTATAATTTACCACATATTCGTAATCACACGATGTGGTCTTGTTTGAACCAGTAATTTCAACTGTCTTTTTTATTGGCATCGCTATCCATCCTGATGGACTTACTTCACGAATATGGAAGAAACGTAGTAAAGGTGGAATATTTGCCTCATACAATTCTATACTCGTGTTTTGAAATATATATCCGTTTTCCAATAATCTACGCTCTCTTTCTCCGTCTTCACTTGTTGTATCGTGATACCATAAGTTTTTAACTTTATTGTATATATTTACATTCGCAAATTTTATCTCAATGAATCTGTGCTTTTTACCAGCATCAAACCCATATAACTTCTTTCGTTCAATCAATCTGCAATCCACAATTGATTCTTCGTAATATTTACCGACTTTTGACTTTAAATGATTATGGAATGCTGTCTTCTTTGTTTGACCCCAATTATTGTCGACCTTTACATAAAAGAATGGCTGATACTCTTCTACAATAATTGATGCCTTCTTTCCCTCTTCATTAATACCAAACATCTGGATTGTGAAACGGGAACTATCTTTTTTTGATCTATTATCATTACTATCTTCATCCGAGTCTTTATCAAGACTCTTATCATTATATACATTGAATTCGAATAATTTGAAAACGTGTTCCATTGTTGTTTATTATTCATTATACCAAACTATTTTTAATTCAATTTTTTAAAGAAATCTATACAAAAAATTGAATTATATGAAAATGAATGTTTTAATTTCTAATTTATTAAAAACGTCGGTTTAGTTTAATTTTCCTATAATAATCGCTATCTAGTGTCAAATTAAAAATGACACTATCCAAATCGTGAGAATATTCTACTGATGAACCTGCGTCTTTATATCTGGTATTTACAAAATGTATATGTAGGTGATATGTTGATGGATCGTAATGAAAATATATTTTTAGACTGCCTTCTTTTAAACCATATACTTCTTCTATTTTTTCTAACGTTGTCTTCTTCATATGCTGTAATAACGGAATATGATCTTTTGTTAGTTCCCTAATGGTTCTAAGTTGTTTATCCAATGGTATACATAATATATGTAACCTTTCTACATTTTTTGCGTCCCATGTATAAGTCGGCATCGTTATACTAAAATCATCCCTGTACGTAATATTTTCTTGTTCTGCTATTCCATCGATAATATTATAGATCCAACGATCTTTTTCTATATCACGATTCATTATAACATCTAAATATTCTTCATATGTCTCTTTTCCGATTCGCCTTGAACACTTCTTTACTGTATTACAAAGAATATATTCACTTTTAACTGCATTTGTTTGCACATATTTATTATTTTTTGGGGTTTCAATTTGTTCCATTTTTATAAAGGGGGTTTCTATATTCTATTTATATTTTGAAAATTAGCTCTAAATTATTTTATTTGTATTCTTATGATAAATGGTCATAAAAAGTATACCAATATATATGGGTTATTTTGTGGTAACAACTATTTATTATAAAAGTCATTCAGTTTTCGATTTTGGACATTTTTAAAATGTCCATTTTGAGAAAATCCAAAAAAGTCTTGAAAAAGACCCTATTTTTCGGGTTTTGTGACGATAATGCTCACAAAATTGAAAAAAATGTGGAAAAAATTGTGACGATAAAAATTCATATTTTTTTATAAAAAGGATTTAGGGATTTTTTATGTTGTCAATATATACAACAAATGACAACAGAAAATCCCAAAAAACTCCCCAAATATTATTGCGAACAATGTGAATACAAAACAAATAACAAAAAAGATTTCTCAAAACATTTATCCACACTGAAACATTCAAAAGTCGACAATTACAACGTTTTGACAACGGAAAATCCCCAAAAAATCCCCAATGACTTCAAATGCAAAATTTGCGATAAAATATATAAATATAGAGACGGATTATGGAGGCATTCTAAAAAATGTAAAGAACCAACTCTTGCTGAAGTTTTTGCAAATAATAATACCCAACAGCTTACTGAACTTGTATTAAAAATGGTTGAACAGAACCAAGAACTAACAAAACAAATTGTAGAACTTGCTAAAATTGGTGGCACCAATTATAATAATACTAATAACATTAATAGTCATAATAAATTTAACCTCAACGTCTTTTTAAACGAAGAATGTAAAGACGCTATCAATATTAGTGACTTTGTTAGTTCATTGGTTGTAAGTGTTAAGGATTTAGAAGAGACTGCTCGTTTAGGTTATTCTGAAGGCATTTCTAGAATATTTTTAAATGGACTACAGAATCTTGACACACACGCTAGACCAATACATTGTAGCGATTCTAAACGCGAAATTTTATACATTAAAGACGAAAATAAATGGGAAAAGGAAAATATCGACAATGACAAAATTACAAAAGCCATTAAACATATTGCAACTAAAAATATGAAAATGATACCCGAATGGATTAAAGAACATCCTGATTATAATGATGTTAACTCAAAAACGAATGATAAATATTTTAAATTGGTTATGAATTCTATGAGCGGATCCACTGAAGAAGAACAACGCAAAAACATTAATAAAATCATATCAAATGTTGCAAAGGAGGTCGTCATTATTAAATAATATTAATTTATATTATGAAAACACGTAAGTCTATTGCGCAAGGAAATCTCCATAATAAAACTCGTAAATTTTCTCCAAAAAAACAGTTTCTTTATAACCCAAATAATCCCAAAAAATCATTTGATGTTTATATTGATAAAAATCCAAAAGATACCATTCATATTAAATATACTACAACTCAAGATGTTAAAAATACTATACATAAATTAGAACGCTTATATAAAACCAAAAAATATACCCATAAACGCATTTGGCAAGTGGGAATGATTATGAAAGTTCGGTTAGAAGTATTAAAAGACAAAAAACCAGAACAATATAAACTATCTAAGAAATACCTTGATTTTTTAGGCAAAAGAACTAACTTAACTAAAAATGAACGTTACAAATTCACATTTAATTGTTAAATATTAAATAGTATTAAATATATAATGAAACTTAAATTATTATATATTTTTTTATTTATATTCGTTAGTTCAGTAATAATATTTATTTATAACTATTATAATATGACAAGTAAACCTATTCAAGCTATCGCTGTATTCAATGATACTATTAAGGGGACAGTCAAATTCACAGAAGTTAATGATCTTAAAAAAATCAAAATAGAACTGAATTTAAGTGGTCTAAAACCTAACTCTTTTCACGGATTTCACGTCCACGAAGCAGGAGACCTTACAGACAAATGTACTAGTATGTGTGCCCACTTTAACCCGTATGGACTAACTCATGGCTGTCCTGGAATGAAAAATAGACACGTTGGTGATCTTGGAAATATTCATACTAACAACAAGGGCGATGCCAAATATATGTTCTACGATGATGTTATCAAGTTACGAGGTTCTAAAGCTAATATTATTGGAAGAGGACTTGTTATCCACGAAGATCAAGATGATTGTGGTCAAGGCGGACAGCCCGATAGTTTAACCACTGGTCACGCTGGCAAACGAATTGGATGCGCTGTTATTGGATATTCAAAAGATAATTTTTAAATATTTTTCTCGTCACTACTTTCAAAAAGAAAATAAATTTTATATTAATGAATAAAGTAATATAAAATATTCAATTAAATTATTGTGATAGTAATTTAACGTCTACTTCTTCTAGTGGAACGTCTTCTAGTAGAACGTCTTCTAGTGGAACGTCTTTTAGTAGAACGTCTTTTAGTGGAACGTCTTTTTCTACCACCACTAACATTAGCACGCCTTCCTGCCATTGCTCTGTTAAAATACTTATTAACATAAATATTCATAAATTCATTCACATCAGTCTTTGCGAGCCTTGTTAGTTCTTTATGCTCCTCCTCATTATCAGACCGTGCTGACAACAATATACCCTCGGCCGTATGGATGGCATCAGACATTGCTTCTACCTGATCCCTTGGAAGAGACTTTAAGATAGCTCGCCCTTTTTCAAAAAGGTTGTCTTCAGTCCAAGGTGCTGTAACCAAATTCTCATCATTAAGCGAAAGCCTACTAAACGCAAGATTATTAACCGACATTTTATATATAATATATAATATAAAATATAATATTTTCTAAATGTGCATTATTTTATAAAAAAACAACGCATTTTATTTGTTACGACCATATTTACAATGTTGCTTCTGAGAGAACCCTTTAGGGTTTGAACAATTGATACTGTCTTTGTATTTTTTAGACCATTTACCTCCTCTTTGTTTATCACCTCTTTGTTTATCACCTCTTTGTTTTCTTCTAGTTGTATTATTTTTTTTAGTTTTATTATGTCTAGTTTTATTTTTAGTTTTAGTTGCGTGTTTTTCAGACCTAACCAGTCTTTTATAAACATTCTCAGGGGAGCTAGTTTGAGTTGTTGAAATAACATTATTTATTTTTGATTCAATCCAAGTAATGAATGAACTAACACTTCTTTCACCTTTTTCATATGGCTCCACAATTGTTCCACGTTTGCCAATATATTTTATTGTAGGAAACCCATCAACTTTTCCAATATGCTTAATACTTGATAAATAATCTTTGTTCACATCTATTATAACTAATTTATCATTTTTAGCGTATTGATCTTTTAAAACAGTTTCTAGTTGTTCCCATTCTGGACGAGTAGCATTACAGGGACCACAACCCTTCATATAAACGAGAATAAAGACATCTTTACCTTGATTAACCAAATTATTAACTTTTCCGACGTCTTTTTTGGAATCAATATGTAAAACGTGCATTATATATTATAATTATACTATTTTTTAGTATAATATATAATTGTCCTACAAATACATTAATATTATGTTGGACCTGGATATGGACCAGTTACTCCTGTAGCTCCTGTTGAACCTGTAGCTCCTGTTGTTCCTGTAGCTCCTGTTGGACCTGTAGCTCCTGTAGCTCCTGTTGAACCTGGATATGGACCTGTTGGACCTGTTGAACCTGTTGAACCTGTTGAACCTGTTGAACCTGTTGATCCTTGATATGGACCATAAATCATTGATTGTGAACAAGGATTACATGTTGTAGTTCCACAATTACCGTATACCGCTCTCATAGTTTGAGAATTTATTGTAACTTGTTGCTTAGACATATAGGATATAATTATAATATTTTCTTAAGTATATTTTTAAAAAAAGTATAAGTATATATTATATGTTAAACGAAAAGTTGAAGATTGTATTAATGTTAATTATATTTTTAGGTGGGTTATACTTTTATATTCGATACACAAGTAATCCTAAAATGATTGAGCAACTAACAACAATGGATGGCGAAAAACGATGCCCTAATCTTCTAATTCAAAAGGGAACCAAATATTATTTATATAATTCAAATATTGCCCAAGTTCCAGGGGTCAACCCAATTGAGTTTAACAATTTAGAGGAATATACGGAATTTTTAGAATGGCAACGTGGTGCCGGAATTCGCTGTCCAGTGTTATATGTTCAGAACACTTATGATGCTCAGGGCAACCGTGTATACAAAGTGAGACCAAGTGTGACTGAATTGGAAGGCGGTCTGCCACCAACAACAACTGTACCTTTGCCATTAAAATTTACACCACTAGTTGATGCAACGCGATCAGATGCTCCATACAATAAAAATGGTTATCCGGCATTCGATCAATCTAGTTATTATGTGGGGTCAATAACGCCTTTAGATCAGATTAAGAATTCGGACTATAATATGTTATATAGCGATAACGCAATGGACCCCAATTGGGGAGGAGCAGAATATACACAAGCCTTAACAGATTCGGGCTATTATAAGGACAACGAAGTTAATATCTATGTGCCTTAAAGAATTAAAATATATATTTTTAGGTTTAATTATATATTTTATAAATCAACGTCTACTTTTAGATATTTCTTTTAGTTTTATTACGCTTTTTTGTGTATTTGTATTTTTTACTATATTTTTTTGGTTTACGATTAATTTGTTTTTTAGTCTTCTTCATTTTTTTGTGTTTTTTGCTATTATGTTTTCTTTTTATAGAACCGCCTCTTCCAGTAATGTTTGTAGGATAGCTACAAACTGGCCCATCTGTTCTTTTTACCAGATAGTCATCTTTTCCAACATAACCACCAAATGAATGCTGATTTATTTGATAGATGTTTCCATATTTAACTAAAAATATAAAACGAGTAGCTGACGGTCTATCTTTAGCAGCAAAACACCTTTTTGCGTTTCCGTCTGACCAACGAGCAATATTGTCATTAGAAAATAGTGGACTATAAGTTTGTGAAGAAGAACTAGAACTAGACCTAGAACCAGAATTAATAGTTGATGGATGTGTATATCCGCCATTTCTACAAACAGTATTTATTTCTTGAAAAATATCACCTGCACCTTTGCCTAATATGGTAAAAAACGCATTTAATAACTCGTTTTTATCTTCAGGATTTAGAGGAGATGTTTCAGCGTCCAATGGAGAAACCCGTATTTCTCCTATTATAGCTGTTGTAATATTTTCAAATATATTTTGGTTTCTGTTGTTATTTGTAGAGCTTAAATAAGAACCTAATCTGCGGTTTTCTTCAGTATTGGTAGGTTCAAGTAGTTCAATAAAAAATCGTAAAATATTTACTAGTGTATTTTTTAAAACGTTATGTGCTTCTAAATCGCGTATTTTTCCGTCTTTAATTTGTATATTTTCTATTGATGTTTCTAATTCTTCGTAATTAAATCCTTTATACTTAACTGTGTAAGTAACAATATTATTTAAATTATTTAAATTATTTAAATCAAAATCATTACATAAATCTAATTTTCCGTTATAGTATGCATTATTATTATTCGTTATTTTAAAATTCATATTTCCATATTCAATAGAATTGGCGGCATATTGTCCTGATGCTCCCAAAGTGCATTCGTTCATTCCATCTATAATGGATGATAATGGACAAAACACATTTTTTTCTCTAACACCTTCAGGCATAATTGCTGCATTATCAATTATATATAACGGTTGGTTTAGTTTAGTATTACAATATAATTTACCCCCTCCCCAATTATCTGTAGAAAAAATTTTACCATTAACTTGTTTAACTACATTAAATAATTCTTTGTCTAAATCTCTCCTACTAGGTTTTTGTGGTAGAACATAATAATTTAATATTTCTTTTTCAGTTTTTAGTAAGTTATTAAAAAAATCATCAGCATTTCCACTATTATTATTTTGTTGTAACTCCCCATTTAAATAAAGCCCAAGAACTGCGGTTGCGTTTAGAAATTGTTCTCTAACTGATTTTAATTCTTCAAGATCTCCTGTTTCTGCCTTTTCTTCTTTTGCTTGTGCCTTTTCTTCTTTTGCTTGTGCCTTTTCTTCTTTTGCTTGTGCCTTTGCTGCTGCTGCTGCTTCTGCACGTATTTGTGTTGCATTCATCTTTTCATATTCCTTTATTTTTTTAATAATAGGGTTTAAAATAGTGTTAACTGCTTTATCGATTTCAGTTTGAAAAATACTTGTAGCATTTCTTTTTTGTCTACCTTGTACCAATCTTTTTACAGTATTAAATGCATTAATAACTTTGGTTTCCTCATCCATATTTTGGATTCCATCTTCGTTTCTAAACGTATAAGCTATTTGGGTAACTATACCATTTAATATAGTGTCATAACTATTTTTTTGGTCCTGATTATAATTACCATTATCTTGAGGTTTTTCAATAATTGCTTGAAGGGCTTCATATTGACCACTATTATAAACAATATTGCTGATGTTATCTTTTTGTGCTTTAAGTATAGTATATTCTTCTGCTGTAACTACTGCTCCGCCTTTAAGTCCGCCTCCGTTAAAAGGTATACCTTTTAAAATACGTATAATATTATTAATTACGTCTACCAAATTATTATTGAGAATAATATCAGTATCTAAAAAGTTGCTTAAATCATCAAATAAACGAAAAATATCAGTTCTTGTTGAGTTTGTTGTAGCTTGTGCTGTAGCTTGTTTCAACTGTATATTCAAAGCAATCCTTTGTTGTTTATTTTTTATTGGTTCAATTGTAATGTCTTCTCCATATCTAGCAAAAAGATAATCTCCAAAATCATCAGCGATAGCACAGTATAATTCAAATAATGGAGGCATTGGATTTGATTGAGTATTTCCTCCTCCTCTTCCTATTACTATTGATTCTTCAGTTTCATATTCTTCAGTTTCATTATATTCTTCAGGGTCTACAGGAACTATAATTTCATATGCTAGTTTATAACAATTAATTATTGTAATATCATTAGTAGTTAATAAGCTACCATTAGAGTTAAGGCCTGATGTAATAAACCCAAAAAAATTAAACATCGTTGCATTTTTAATTTGTTCGATAAATTCCAAGTATTCCAAATAATTTATTTGTTTAGTTTTAATAAAATAAGTTTGTAATAAAGTATTAATATTTGGTTTGTTATCTTTATTTGGTTTGTTATCTTTATAGTCTCGCAGACTAAAAGTAGCAGTTATAGTAGTTGGTGTAAAATTTCTTCCTAGGGGTGTTTTATTTCCAGTTTCATTCTTATTTATCAGCGGACTGCGTGTCTCTCCATTATTAACACTTGTCTGTTGTGGCGTAGATGGTGGAGTATATGGTGGAGTAGATGGTGGACTTTTCTGCACGTCATTATTAGTTTCATTATCAGTATTTGTTTTCCTTCTTGTATTCGGGGGGGCATCGTGACTGTCTTTATCCAAATTTATATCATCAGTTGTTCTCTTACCAGTTTGAGGTGGTGTATTCATACCACCACTCATATCTTCTTCTTCGGCTTCTTCGTGTTCTGCTTCTTTGTCATCTGTATAATCAAATGTCATCGTGTATCTACCAGGTAAAAATTGACTAGCATTTTTATAATTTTTTGTCCATCTTTTTCCAGGTGCATAAAATCCATAATCGTGTATAATATCATGAATAACATTTAAATTATAAAATAGCATTTGTGCATCATTTAAAATTATATTATTAACTGTTTCTGCTTGTTCCATTATAATTATATTATATAATATTATATAATAAAATACCTATTGCTTATCTAAAAAGGCCATAGTAGAGTTTAATGCTTCCTTAGAGCTTTTCAATATATTTAAATTATTAATGGCTTCAATATTAGCTTTTATATCACCACTTAACTTCATATTCAAAGTTTGTTTGATCATTAAATAGCCAATATAGTCGTCTAGATTAATTATCGCTGCTTCATAATCTTTTCTGTACTTAGCAACTAACAACTCGTCTTGTAATTTTACTACTTGGGCCTTAATAGCGGCGGCATAAGAAGCAGCTGTTCCAGCTTCACCGGATGAAGGCGCTGTAGTATCACTGCTTAAAGCATCGCTACCACTAATAATTGTACCATCAGCATTAGTTAATCCTTCAATAACAGAGGTTTGTAGATGAAACATCTTAACCACCATATAAATTATAAAAAAACTAACAATTAAAATCCCAACAATTTTAAAAAATTCGTCTTGGTTCATATATATATCCACTTTTAAAAAAGTGGAGCAAAACACTAAATTACACTTTTTAACAAAGTTATAACAAAGTATAACAAAACACTAAAATTACGCTTTTAAAAACTTAACAATAGTAGCAATAGCGGTTTTACTAATTTTGCGGCTTTTACCATTGGCATCTGTAGTACAAATAGTATTTAAACATTGTTCGTCTTCTTTTAAACATTGAATTAAGTTAGGAAGTGTCTTAAATTGAGCTAAAATAGCTAAAGCAGAAGCAGAACTAATACCAGGAATTTGACACAACATAATTTCACCAATGTTATCAGGAGTGATGTTATCTTTTTTGACCTTTTTGATGACTGAGCAATAGTCTTTTTCCGAGGCTTCTTTTACAACAGAATCTGTGTTTATTACAACATCTCCGTTATTATTTTGGTCACCTGATGCATTATCGTCAGAGTTTTTTATAGTTGGGATGTTATTACTGTAAAACCCATTTTTACCGGATTTAAGACCACCGACAAGTTTGTAAACCATATTACAGGCGATCATAGCTGTTTCTTCCATATTATTAGAACGCATAACAGAGAAACCTTTGAAATAATTAATGGAGAACATAGCAGAATAGAGGGTTTGTTTATCGATGCGTTCCTTAAATGCGTTAAATCGGTACATATCACCTTCTACAAGATAAACAATGTTGTGATTGTGATGCTGGAGACCATTTAAGCGGTAAGACTGTTCTTCATAACGGCCGTCCTTAATACTTGCGGCTAAATCGGATAAAGTTTTGCGTTCAACAATTATACAATCATTGATTCCATCGTTAATAATAATATCTCCTAAAGGAAGTGTTTCAGAAACGAGTTTAATGTCTGCGAATTTTGGAACGGCACTAATAGTAGCTTCACACTTTTTGAATAGTTCTTGCTCTCTTGTATCAATTTTGATGATCATTATAATAATTTAATAACTATATCATTAAATTATTTTTCTTAAATATATATTATTATCAGAAAACTACGTTTTCCTAAAAGTAGATTTTGACACAACTTTTTCTTAAAGGTAGATTTTGACACAACCTTTCCTAAAAGTAGATTTTGGCACAACTTTTTCTTAAAGGTAGATTTTGACACAACCTTTCTTAAAGGTAGATTTTGGCACAACCTTTCTTAAAGGTAGATTTTGGCACAACCTTTCTTAAAGGTTGTTTTTAACCCATATTTCCACCGATAGTAGCACGGTATCCGTATGATTGTGTTTGGATAGTTAAGTTAGGTCTGCAAACGAGACCATATTGAGTATTTGTAGCACCAATTAAGTTAGGATTTGAACTCAAGAAGAAACCAATTGAAGGAGCAAGACCTCCCTTTTTATTACCTCCACAAGTATTTGTTCTGTTAACAATTGATGCTTGATTGCGAGCACTGCGTGACCCAGACATGTATACCATCTTTATACACTAACAAAATATAAAAAATTTTTCTAAATTTGGTTAATCAGAATATTTCCAAATAAACCCAGCCGCAGTTTTTCTTTTTCCCCTTAATACTCCAGAAATACAACTTTTACTAATATTGAAATATTTTTAAGCTAAAGTAATTGAGTTATAATATATTGTTAAATGACTTAAAAACAAATCAGATATATATAATAAGATGACTGAACTAAGTATAAGAGACGAGGATATAATTAAAACCGATGAGGGGTTAATATTCAATCCGTATAATTCTCAAAATTCTGAGATTAGATTGAGCGACGTTCAATCTATTCTTACAAAATACGGTATACCTCCTAAGGTTTACAATATGGAACTATATAGGCGCGCATTTGTTCACCGTTCTTACACTAAACGTCCTGAATTCGAAAATATACAACAAAATATAAAAATTGTAGAGAAACCGCCTGATTGTTTGCCTCTAAGCACTAAATCAAACGAGCGATTGGAGTTTTTAGGCGACGGTATTTTAGAGTGTGTTACCAAATATTTGTTGTATAGACGTTTCCCTAAATCCAATGAAGGTTTCATGACGGAAAAGAAGATCGCAATTGTTAAAAATGAAGCCATTGGTAAGATCGCGTTAGAAATGGGATTACATAAATGGTTAATTTTATCGCGTAACGCAGAGGAAAAAAAGACCAGAACCAATTTGAAGAAACTCGGTTGTTTGTTTGAATCGTTTATTGGAGCACTTTTTTTAGACTTTAATAAAATTGTAGTCAATGATGAAGAAGGCTGGTTTCAAAATATGTTTATTACTGGTCCTGGTTTTCAAATGGCACAGAAATTTATTGAAACTGTCTTTGAAAAACATATTGATTGGATTGCGTTGATACAAAATGATGACAATTATAAAAATATTCTTCAAGTTAGAATACAGAAGGAATTTAAGGTTACTCCACATTATTTACAAATATTAAATGATCAGGAAGAAGGCTATAAAATGGGTGTTTATTTATGTCTAGGTCAGCCTATTCATAGTGTTAATGTAACTGATGCGATTCATATTAATACACTGAATAGTTTTAAAGCAGTACAGGATTATGTTTCCCAACACGAAGGAAAAATATTTTTATTTTTAGGAGAAGGACAACATAAAATTAAAAGAAAGGCAGAACAAATTGCGTGTAATGAAGCTCTACAGTTTTTAAATTTATCTGTAGAGTAGTTTCTTAAAGTTGTTTTGTCCTTTGTATTTTTATTTATCTCTAAATTTACCATAAAATATGAATACTTAAATTATTCGGGCTATATTTGTCCTCTTTCCAATCACCTTTTATTTTTGTAGCCCTTGCTAAATATTTTTGCCGTCTATCATCGTCTTTATGTTTTGTATAATCCTCATAACCCATTGCACCAAAATGAACCCAATTACCACTGGGATTTTCAACCATATATTTCTTATCTTTACGGTCTGATAAATATATTTTCTTTCCAATATATTTTTTTGCTTTTTTTTGTGCTATTAATATATTGCTATAATTAGATATGTCTTTCATATAATTATAGCATATAATTAATTTTTATTTACAACTTAGATTAATTTTCAGTAATGGTATCCTAGTAGCCTGGTAGCCTAGTAGCCTAGTAGCCTAGTAGCATTGGTATCTATATAACATATTACAATTTTTCTGTATAACTTGATCATATATAGAATATTTTCATAAATAAACATTTTCAATACATAAAATAATAAAAATTTATATATTGAAAATATATAAGTAATGAATCCTTTAGAGTCTCTAAAAGAAAGATTAAAACATAAACCATTGGTTCAACCTAATCCAGGTGTAAAAGTCATTTTGGCACCTCCAACAGATGAAAAAATTGTTATTGAAGAGAAAACTAAACCATTAATTACTGCCGAAAAGGATGAAGGCAAAAGAGCTAAGGATATTTTAGAAAAGATTAGACAAAAAAAACTAACCTCTGTTATAAAAAAAATGCCAGAAGAAATAAAAGAACCTATTATGTCTCAGGCGCCTCCAATTCAGGAAGAAAAAAAGAAACAACCAAAGAAACTTTCAAGAGAATTAATTATATTGGAAGAAGAGAAAGAGAAACCACTTGAAGACCTTCCAGAAGGAGGGCCTCGACTTGAAGAAGACGTTATTAGAGAAGACGTTATTAGAGAAGACGTTATTAGAGAAGAACCTATGATAGAAGAAGTTGTCTTACCGACTAAACCCAAAAAACGCACTACTAAAAAGGTAACAAGAGGTATAATTCCTTTGGGAACAGAACTAATGGTTCAAATTGGAGATACATCTTTAACAAAACGTTTGCCTCCTCTTCCAGTGTTTGACATGAAAGTTTCGAGTTACTATATGAATAATCGAGAAATATTTGTAAATTTTATTAATGGGTTATTTGAGCCATATAAGGAGGATTTATTAGATGAAACAAAAGGTATTAGTTGTGAAGATATAGGTAAAGATACTGGAACAGTTTCATTGTTAACACATCAAAAAATCGTAAGAGATTATATGAATTTGTACACGCCTTATAGAGGATTATTGTTATTTCACGGTTTAGGATCAGGAAAAACATGTAGTTCTATTGCTATTGCTGAAGGTATGAAAAGCGCTAGAAAGGTATATATAATGACCCCAGCATCTTTAAGACGTAACTATATTGAAGAAATAAAGAAATGCGGTGACCTAATATACAGAAAAAATCAATTCTGGGAATGGATATCCGTTGAAAGTAATCCGGAATTGATTGACCCTTTAGCTGCGTCATTAGGGTTGCCAGCAGAATATATTAGAAGACATAAGGGAGCTTGGTTGGTAAATATAACAAAACAATCAAATTACAATGATTTGACAACATCCGACAAAAAGGTATTAAATGATCAACTAGACGAAATGATAAAAAATAAATATACATTTATAAATTATAACGGTTTAAGAAGAGAAAAGTTCGCTTCTTTAACGGATAATTTCGAAAATAATATTTTTGATAATTCTGTTGTTATTATTGACGAGGCCCATAATTTAATCAGTAGAATTGTGAATAAAATAAATAAAATTGCCAAATTTTCAGAGAAGAAACGAGGTCCAGGAGCGTTGTTGCCAGAAGCATTATCTTTATTATTATACGAATTTCTTCTTAGAGCAGAGAATTGCAGAGTTGTGTTATTGACAGGAACACCAATAATCAATTATCCTAACGAAATTGGTATATTGTTTAATATTTTAAGAGGTTATATCAAAACGTGGAATTTTACATTGGCTACAGAAACTACTAAAAAATTATCTACTGAAACTCTTAAAGAAATTTTTGCAAACGAAAAAGTATTAGATTATATTGATTTTGTTCCAAGTTCAAAAACGTTAACTGTTACGCGTAACCCATATGGATTTGACAATAAAATAACGGCTTCATCTGGATATAAAGGCGTTACTAATGAAAAGAAGGAAAAACGTAATGAAAATGGAGAAATAGAAAGAGAACCTAATGGTACTATAATTTATGAGGAACGTGGTAATATGTCTGATAATGAGTTTATTAAAAGAATTATTAAAATTTTAAAGAAAAATGATATAAACGCCGTAACAAATGGAACCACATTTACAGTTAACACCGCTTTGCCAGATACATTGGATGAATTTATAAATACATTTATTGATAAGGATAGTGGACGAATTACTAACATAGATAAATTCAAGCGCAGAATAATTGGTTTAACGTCTTATTTCCGTTCCGCACAAGAGGAATTATTGCCTTCATACGATAAAAACTTCGATAGACACGAGGTTTACATACCTATGAGCGACTATCAATTCAAAATATATGAGGATTATCGTCATAACGAAAGAAAAAGTGAAAAACCTAAAAAAAAATCTTCTGGAACTATTGATAAAGATGGGATATTTAACGAACCATCATCAACATATCGTATTTTTTCTCGTTTAGCGTGTAATTTTGTTATGCCAGAACCACCTGGACGTCCAAATCCAGATGATTATAGATATATAATGGATACAAAGAAAGAGGATAAGTTATTGGAATGGATGAAGGAAAAGTACTTTACTGGTAAACGTGAGTTTGATGCAGATATAGATCAAAAATATATTGCGTTTAAATCAAAAATACCAGAAGAAAATTTAACAAAGTATAATTCAGAACTGCAGGATATAATTAGTTTATATTTGAAAGAATATTTTAAGAAAAATTACAGAGAACCGATTGAAGTTTTTGCTAAAGAAATGGGAGCTACCCTAGTTTTCGAAAAACGCATTGAAAATGAAAGACTAAATGAACTAGCTGTTTTACAGAAAGCTGATGCGAAACAAGTTAAAGCACTTACTAAAGATCTTGCTAAAGCAGAGGCTAAAGAAAAGAAGGATAGAGAAAAGGCTGATAAAGCTGAGGAAAAAGCTAGACAAAAGGAAGCAGAAAAGATTGCTAAAGCTGAGGAAAAAGACGAGAGAGATAGAGCTGCTAGACAAAAGGAAAAAGAAGATGCTAAATTAGCTCTAGAAATGCTAAGAGCTGAAAAAAACATATATCAACAAAAACCAGTAGCTGCTGTAAAAATAGCAATAATAGTTCCATTTCGTGATCTAGAAGCCAATAAAAGAACTGAACAACTGAATGAATTTGTTAGTTATATGAAAACATATTTACAGGGATATGATTATAAAATCTTTGTAATTGAACAATCTAATGATGATCGTAAATTTAATCGCGGTGAATTACTAAATATTGGATTTAAATTGGCAGATAAAGAAGGATATAATAATTTTGTTTTTCATGATGTAGATTTATTACCATCAAATGATTTAAAGACATATTATACAACTGTTCCTAAGATAAATCCAATACATATAGCAGCTGTTTGGGATCGTTATGGATCAAACTCAAAATATTTTGGTGGTATTGTAGCATTTAATAAAGAAATGTTTGAAAAAATAAATGGATATCCTAATAATTTCTGGGGATGGGGAGGAGAAGATGATGAGTTGTATAACCGAACAAAAAAATTTTATACAATTTTTAAACCAAACCAAGGTTCAATTAGAGATTTAGAAAATTTAAATTTAGAAGACAAATTAGAATATTTAAAAGAAAATGACTTAAAATTTATGCAAAAACGTGAAGCTCTTGCTCAACATGAAGCTACATGGAGAACAAATGGACTTTCTTCTATAAATTATACTTTAGAAACTGAATCAAGTTGTGGAGAAAATTGTGAAAAAATTACTGTGGAATTAGTTAGCGAAACTCTAGTTAGTGATGTAAAACAACAAACATTAATGTCTTTTGATGAAGCTTATACAGTTGCTAAAAAATATATTAAAAACATTCCTGCTAAAATTCCTGCTCCTGAACCAGTTATTCCAAATAATTATAATTATCCTCCAGAAGCAAATGACCCTATTTGGGATATGTCTGATGAAGCCCTAAAAAATACTCTTAATTATATCCTTGAATATCTAAGTCATTCATGTTATATGTTGTGTGTTGAGAAAAGTAAAGGGATTATATATAAACTTGAACGCAGACAAACAGCTGAAGTATATAAACCAATTATTGCAAAAGCTATTCGTGATGTGACAAATAATGATAAAATTACTGAAAAACAAAAACGCTTTATAATAAATCGTTTAAACACAGATGGTGAACTCCGTTTTATGCAATGTGTTGTCAAAGAATTTAATCCTAAAAAAGAATCATATAGTTCTGAATATCCTGAATTTATTAAAGGTCTTAAACTTCCAGATGGTGTATATATTCTAAATTTAACTGACGCAGTTATTCTTCGTAAAGATGGTAAACATCCATTTCCAATGGTTACAGGTAAACTTCTTGACATAGGCAAATATAAAACAAAAAAATTTATTCCAATTTTTAGTATTTCAGGACAGAAAGGGTACTATGATATTCCTATTCCTAATTACGATGATGTTATGTATGTCTTAGGAAAAAGTAATATTGATGCATCAACATTTGTAACAAATTGGGCTGATAAGAAATCACAAGCTGTATTCCGTGGTGGTCCTACCGGATGTGGATATACTACAGAAACTAATCAACGTCTAAAATTAAAAACAATAAACTCAAATATGCTTGATATTGAAATTAGTGGAAAAGGTGCAACAATTGATACAAATTCTATACGTTTTGATCCAAAATATGGTATAGGTATGTTAAATACTGGTATAACACCTTCAGCTTGTTTTCTTACAATGACAACACAAAGTGAATATAAATATATTATTCACGTAGACGGAAATGTGAACGCATATCGTTTATTAACCACAATGTTAACGGGCAGTTTAATTTTGCGTGTAGAGAGTGAATATACTTCTTGGTTAGACAGTGTTTTACAACCTAATGTCCATTATATTCCTATAAAACCAGATTTATCAGACTTATTGGAACGTATTGAAGAATGCGAAAGAGATAATGAACGTAGTAAAGAAATTGCTAGAACTGCAATGGAATTAGCGAGAAATATTTTACAATATCGCACTTTGAGAGGAATTTTTCAATTTATTTTACAGAATGTTTCTTGTGTTAGTGACAAAATTGAAATAAATTCATCATTACATAATGATGATATAATTCCTGTAAAATCTATTAAATTAGGAAATGAACAAGATAATTGTGATATTGTTGATGTAGATTTAAAGGCAAAAGATGAAGAAGAAGATTTTAAAGGTGGGGCTAGAACAAAAGGACCACTAATTGAAGAGCCACCAAAAGAAAATCCAGCTGAAGAATTTGTTGATAACCACGAAGGAGACGAGGAACTAATATTAGAAGACTATAAAGATGAAGACGCAAATTTGAGAGAAGTGGATGAATTGGAAAGTGATGAACTTTTGGAAAAAATGGGCTCAGATGATTATAAAAATGCAATAAAAGAAGCATTGCGTTATTTGAAAATCCATTCTCAAGAATTTTTGACACCTGAAGGTTTGAAAATATATAGTCCAAAGTTCTTAGCTATGCTTGAAAATATTGAAGACCCTGAACATCAAGGACTTCACTTAATTTATAGTCAGTTTAGATCAATGGAAGGTATAGGAATATTTTGTTTGACATTAGAAGCAAATGGTTTCGCTAAGTTTAAGATAAAAAAATCCGGTTCTGATTCTTGGTCAATAGATATGAGTGAAGAAGAAATGGGGAAACCGTGTTACGCGCTGTATACTGGAACCGAAGATGCCGAAGAAAGAGAAATAATTCGTAATATTTATAATGGTTCTTGGGACTACATTCCAAACAATATAGCAACTCAATTGAGAGCAAAGAGCAGTAATAATAATTTGGGTGAAATAATTAAAGTGCTTATGATTACGTCTGCTGGTTCTGAAGGTATTAACTTGCGCAATACGCGTTATGTTCATATTATGGAGCCATATTGGCATCCGGTGCGTACAGAACAAGTAATTGGTCGTGCTAGGCGTATTTGCTCTCATCAGTCTTTGCCAAAAGCATTACAAACAGTTGAAGTGTTTATTTATTTAATGACTTTTACGGATGAACAGTTAGATAGTGAATATGCTATTGAGTTAAAATTAAAAGATACATCAAAAATGCCTCCTTTTTTCCCACAAACATCTGATCAAAAATTATTTGAAATATCAACCATTAAAGAACAATTATCCTCTCAGTTGTTACTTGGTGTAAAAGAAGCGGCAATTGATTGTGCTACTCACATTAAATCCAGTACAAAAGAAGGTTTGGCTTGTTTATCATTTGGTCAACCAACTGTTAATGACTTTTCTTATAATCCTAATGTTTCTCAAGATCAAAATGACACGGTTGCTGATATAAATAAGGTTGTTATTGACTGGGAGGCCAGACCGTTTACTCATAAGCCAACAGGTAAACGATATATGCTTAGAATGGATACGTATCAAGTATATGATTATGACAGCGTTATACAGGCAAAACAGACGCCAGGAATAAGGCCAATATTATTAGGCAAATTAGTTAAAAATAGTAAAGGCGAATATGAGATCGTAAAAGAGAGGGTATAATATTATTTAATTTATATAATTCTAAATAATATTTGTATAAGTTATTCTTTATCATTCTTTATATCATTCTTCATCAACACATCTTGCACTAAATTTGTTAGTTTAGTAACCATTTCATATAGATTATCGATTTTTTCATTCATTTCGTTTAATTGTTTCACCATTTCATTTTTTGGTATAATTGGTGTTATTTGTGAACTAGATACTATATCTCTATTTATTTTCTCTTGTTTTACGTCTGGTAAAGGTATAGATTTTTGTTCAACATATTTTTTTTGATCATCTTCTAATGAATTTGGTTGTTTTTTTAATTTTTGAAAAATATTTATAACAGGTTCTTCTGTAATATTATTATCGTCCCAAGATACTTTTTTTGGAGTTTTATTTTCTTGAATTGTTAAAGAAATATTATTATTATCATCAATATTTATATGTTTTAACCTGTTACTATTTTGATTTTGATTTGTTAAAGAATTCGTTTTATCTCCTTTTACAGAAGTTTCTGATGATTTTAACCATTTTTCAGGATCAACCCCAGATGTATTATGATGGCTACTCTGAAATTGTTCAACCTCTAAATTACGTTGCGCCATTTTTTCAGCAACCAATGAATCCATAGCTGTAATTTTTCCGTCTAAACCCCTGTCAGAAAAATCTAATTCTCTCGGTTTCTGTGGTGTCATATAATTGTCTAAATCAATTCTTTTTCTTTCAAGCTCTTTTTCAAAATCAGATTGTCTTGAAGCGTGAATATCTTCTATTTTGTATGGTTCCGAAACGTCTTCATTGGTTATAGTAATCCTTTTTATATTTTGTTCTTGTTTTGATTCACTAACAAATGTAAAATTAGGAAACAGTCGGTTAACTGCTAAAACAACTTGTGACAAGAATTGCTTGTTTAGTTCCATAATAGGTGATTTTGGATTAGATTTGGATGTAAACGGTTTAATGTTGCCTTCAAACACTGCTTTCACATTTGTTATAACAGATTTATTATTTGTATTAATATGAAGCTCGTCTAACAATACATCCCAAAGTAAGTTCATATTTTGCTTACTTGTGAATTGTGATAAGTTACTCATTTATATAAATAATAAATCAATATTTATGTTAATATTTTACATAATATGTTTTCTAAACATCACCGTTATTATTGTAAAATACATTTCTAAATTGTTGCATATATTCGTCCTTTAACATATGGGTTTTCAAATAATGACCAGTTATTTTATCTTCAAGCATATGAATTATAAAGAATATAGAATATACCCCACATTCGGTATTACCATATTGATGTTCAACTGGATGATTTTGATCGAACTTGAAATTAATCGGATTTGATAATTTATTCCCTTGACCAATAACATTATCAACAAATTTTTTGATTTGTTCTGGTATAGCTTCGCCAGCGCTGTCAAAATAAAATATGGTTTTGTGTTTAACATTGATAAATAACGAAACCCAATGGCTGCCACCTTTATAATGGGGATCTAAATTAAAGATAATGCCTACTTTTGTTATTCCTTGTTTTATTTTATTTTCCAGATTAAAATGACATAATTCTTCCCATACACATTCTCCATATAATTTATGTGTATCATAATCTATTGGAGACGGACCTAAAAAATCAAAACATTTATATGTTTTTTCATATTGATTCATAACCTTTAAAATATCAATACTTGATAACCATTCATTTGGATTTTTACTCCATTCTTTTGGAGATTCGGGAGCAAAAGCATCTAATAATTCTTGTTCCAGCTTTGTATTTTTTGTCATTTGTCTCACCCAGCAAGTCTCTTTATTACAAATGGACGTATAATACTCTTTTAGATGTTGCCATATTTGCTTAGAGTTTGATGTTTTTATGGGTTGGTCTGGATGTCTTGTATTCCACATTTCTTTTAATTTATTTAAATCACTATCCGAATAACAAGTGTACTCTTTTTTTTTATTTTCTGGACTACAATTAAGTTTTTTAAATTTTTGTTGTTGTTGATTTTGTTGTTGTTTATGTTTTCTTTTTTTAGTTTTATTTTTTGCTCTTTTTCCACCTCTTTTATTATATCTTGTTTTTTTTGTTTTAAGTACCATATATATTTATATTATATTTTCTTTTTTTGATCCCTAAAACTTTCATCTTGAATTACTATTTCCTTTTTTCTTGGTATTATTTTATTTTTTTTGTAATCTTGTCTGACATTTTGAAACCAATCTAACGGTAGTTTTTGGATGTCTTCAACTCCAATGGAGCTAGTTGTTTTTTTATATTTATTTTGAACTATGACTGGTGATTGATGTATAAATGGTCTAGAGCTAGATATTGTTTTTTTATCTGCATGTTTGTCTAATTTTTCATCATCTTCTTCATCATCATCTTCTTCATCATCATCTTGTTCTTCCTCTTCTTGTTCCTCATCATCTTCTTCCTCATCATCTTCTTCATCATCATCTTGTTCTTCATAGTTTCCATTTTCAATATCTCTTTCTTCTTTTTCATAATCAATATCATCCTGAATTATATCGTGTGATTGATCATCTATATTAGTTCTTTCTTTTTCTAAAAGCTCATTATTATCACTAGCTTTAAGGTAATATATACATTTATCTAAAAAGAAATCAAAACCTGTCTTAACTTCTTGTAACAGATTTGTTGGAGGATTATCAACTAACAAATCATTAAAGAGTATTTTAATTCTTTCTTCATATATTTCTTTGTCACCTTTTCTTTTTGTCTCGGTAGTGTCTTTTAGTTTTTTATTAAGTTTTTGTAACTGATTTTTACTTATTAAAAAATTTAATGTTAGTTGGTTGACTAAATCATCTGACATTTATATTATGAAATATATATTTCATAATATTTAAACATATATTTTAACAAATCCAACTCTAAAGTTTAGTAAAATCGT